TCCACGACCTGCTTGGTCGTGTCGTAATCCGCGGAGCCCCAGCGGCGATATTCGAAGGACGCACCCGTGACGGGATCTACAAAGACCTCGTAGGCCGTGAGCTGCTGCATGACCTCCTCGGTGGGCATGATGGGCGCCTGGGCGAACACGATGCCAGAGCGGTGCGAAGCCATGCCGACAAGGTTCTCGGCGTTCGCGGGGACGTTGTTGCAGGGGAAGTAGTCGAACCCGAACAGGGACGGGATGCGGCCCTGGCGGATGGCCTCGCTGCCGCCGTAGTTCATCGCGGCGGCGACCGCGGTGTCCTTGAGGAGCGCGACGTCATGCGTCGAGACGAGGATCAGAGAGCGACCCACGTCCGGCCATTCGGCGGTGTCGCACGTGCCCTTGATGTCCGCGACGTCCTGAGCGTCGAACGAGGCGGCAGCGGACACCTTGGCGGCGGCGCCGTAGTTCGCGGCGGTGACGATCGAGAGAACGTCCGCGAAGATGTTCGAGCCGAGGGTGGCGATCCGCTGTTCCAACTGCTGCGCGAGCAGGAGGAACGGCTGCCGGCGAACCTCACTGGAGGTGACGCCAAGGGCTTGGTACTTCCGCTTGTTGATCGTGATCTCCTTCGAGGAGTTTGTCGAATCACCCATCACGTAGCCGTTGGACCCGTTGTAGTCCGTGGAGGCTGTGGCGTGCAGGTCGACGAACGGAACGTTGACCTTGTCGGTGCCCTCGAGTTCCGCGTTGAACACGCTGGAGAAGGCGCGGAGTGGGAGGAGCTTCTTTGCGAATCCCATCATCACCTCCTGAATGATCGCCTGGCGCTTGAGCCCGGTGTTGATCGTGTTCGTGTTCAGGACCGTCAGGATTCGGTCGCGGTTCCGACCGTACTCCATCGCGAACGCCATGCCGCGCTCGCGGGCGACGTTCGGATTGAAGCGATCGGACGCAGCCACGCGGGACCGGATGTTGGCGAGCTCGCCGACGATGACGGTCGGATCCTCGGCGGTGATCCGGATCGAGTGCGCCGGGGTCGTGCCGGGGAGGTTCTGCGGGAGGGCGCGAAGCGAGTTCAGGACGGTCTCGTCGGCCGCGGCGCGCTTCACCCAGTCCTCGCGGCTGTTGGCCGGGATCTGGTTGTTCGCGATCAGGGCGTCGACCTCGCGGCCGATGCGGTTGGCACGCTCGGTGTCACGCTCGCGGCGGAGCGTGTCGAGCTGCGCCTGCATGTGGACGATGGTCGGATCCGTCGCGGCGGCGGGCTTGTCGTCGACGAGGACGACCTTTCGGTCAGCCACGGCAGACTGCGGATTGGCACTCGCGGCCGGAGCGGTGGCCTTGGCGAGCGTGGTTTCGAGGAGCGCGGCGAGAGCGGAGTCGGTGGCGTTGTCGTCCACCTGCACCCCGTGCTTCTTCAGCAGCGCAATGATCTGGTTCCGATTCATGATATTTGCGGGATCCCCGGATGCCGACCGGGAACGGGAGGCGGTGGATTGCGCTGCAACGCGGATTGCCTCGGGGGCCGCGTTGAGAACTTCGGGAGAGATTGCAGCGGAGACATCGTCGGAGGTGACGTCGGTCGCGAAACCCCACTGGATCGCGGTCTCGCCGGTCATCCAGGTCTCCGCGTTCATCGCGGCAAGGATCTCGTCCTTGGGCTTCTTCGTTCGATCGGTGTAGACCTGCGCGATGGCGTCTCCGTGGATCTTCAGCATGTCCGCAGCCTTCCGCATGGCGTGCTCGTCGCCGGTGACGCGGCTCCACGGGTTGTGGATCATCAGCAGCGCGTTCTTCGGCATCACGGTCTTGTGGCCGGCCAGCGCGATGACGGACGCGATCGAGGCGGCGACGCCATCCACGACAACGGTCACGTCCTGCCGGCGCTCGGCAACAATGTTGTGGATCGCGAGCCCGTCGTGGACGCTGCCGCCGTTGGAGTTGATCCGGAGCTTGATCTTGCGGCCGGCAGGGATCTTCCCGAACTCGAGCGCGAACTCCTTTGAGGCGATGCCATCGTCCGTCCACCAGTCCTTCCCGATCTGGTCGTGGATCAGGATGGTGTGTTCGTCGGCCGCGGCCTGCACCGAGAACCACGGGCGGCCCGGAGCGTTGCCTCCGCGAGCCTTGGCGATGGTGTTGAAAATGGGGATTCGATCGTTCATGCGGCGATTCGTGGAGGTTGCTGGGCGGGCATTGCAGCGCGCTGGGCAGCGCTCTCGTAGGCCTTGCTGGCGATCTCGTGGGTTGGGACTCCGAACTCGTCAGCCAGGTTTTGAATGAACAAGGCCTCCTTTGCGGACTGCCGCATCACGTTCCGCCAGTCCTCACCCATCGGAGCGCAGATGCTTTCCATGTTCCGGATCCCAGCCTTGAGTTCCGAAATGACGGCAGCGGAGTCATACCCGACATCCACCTTCACGGAGCGCGGGGCCCGGACGGTGCAGCGCAGGTAATCCTTCGGCGGGTTGGCCAGTGACTTGACGTTCTGAACCGCCCACTGGAGCCACCACTGGTAAACCTCGACCACCTTCCCCTGCATCACGGAGGAGCGGGCGCGGAACCATGCATCACACACGTCGAGGTCGGCTCGGACTACCGTGCCTTGCATGGACTGCGGGAAAACGAGGAGCTTCGACATCCCGACGCCCACGCAAATCTTGGCGATGATGTGGTCCCAGAACGACTGGACGGCCACGCTCGGGCGCTGGCTGACGAACTGCTCGACCTTGTCCCCGCGGAACGCCACGACTGTCCGGCCGCCGACCGAGTCCGCGTAGAACTTGGAGCGCTGCTCCTCGGAGACTGTGCCTTCGGCGTTGGTCACTTCGGACGTGAACCTGGACCGCTGCATCTCCGCGAGTTGGTCGGCTCCGATCTCGCCGGCCTCGTTGTAGATGACGGTGGTGGTGTCGGCGGACGCCTTCGCAGCCCGCATCTCGAAGATTCCGAGGTCGTCCAGGTCGTGAACGTCGTTCAGGACCGGGTACAGGAACGACATGCCGCGAAGCTGGCCGATCCGGGACGGCTCCCAGATGTGCACAACGTCAGCGGATGGCTTCAACTGGTACACGCTGTTGACTGCACCCGGGAACGCGGTGTCGATCCAGAAGCCTACCGGCCGGCCGTAGGAGTCGAGCGCAACGCCGTCGTGAGACCTCGAGGATTTGACGGCCTCATCGGGATTGGCGACCCGGTGGGACTCGATCATCTGGAGGCGCGGCTCGGCGGGCAGGCCCATGTCCGATGTCTTCAGCCAGAAGCCCTCGCCGTCGATGAACTGGGCTCGCGACGTGAGCCCCTGCATCCCCTGGAACGAAATCTGGCCGTTGAAATCGCACCGCTTGCACCACTCAGCGAACTCCGAGGCGGCGGACTGGTTGAACCGCTCGTCAGAGGATGACGGGATGACGGTGATGCCATTCGGCCCGACGGTGTACTGCTCGAACAAGTCGGCCAGCCGGTTGACGATCGCGTTGTTGGCCTCGAAATACCGGGCCTTGCGGGCAATCTCCGCCCGGGTCGCCTTGTCTGCGTCGAATCGGGCGTCGCGATAGAGCGCGTCGATGAACGAACGCTTCCCACCCATCCACCGCTTCCCCGCCTCGTACATGGCGCGAGGCTGCGACGTGAGGCGTGCGATGACGTTTCGAATGGCGGTCAGCATCGCAACAGGGAGTGGTCGTAGGTGAACGACCGTACCGCCTTCAAGCGGTCCTTCATCTCGGCGAAGATGAGCGCTTCGCTGGTTGAATCGGATACGGACGCCTCGGCGGCCTCGTAGAGGTCCCAGAGTTCCTGAACCACCCGAATCGCCGTTGCTGCGTCGAGGGACGTCGGAAGCCCGAACTGGACGGTTTGCCCGTTGCCCGCGGTTCCGATCAGGACCTTGCCGGTGCTGATCTCTTGAAACTGGCCGCGCAGTGCGGCCTTCAGCCCTGCCTTGAGCGTAATGCGCGCCTCATCTGCATCCCATTTGATGCCGTTGAGGAAGGCGCGCTTGTCGCTGGTGCGGACTGACACGCTGTCACGTTGCGCGGTTCAGCGGAGGCGTCCACGGTTTTGATGTCGCGTGGAGTCTCGCAGAGTCTCGCGGGTGAATTTTTCGCCCTCGGAGGCGGGTTTCGAGCGAGCCACGAGCGAGCCTCGGAGAGAGTCGCGGTGCCTCCAGGCATGATGAACCCGCGGGCCTTCATGGCGAAGATGTAGGACCTGGACTTCCGCAGCAGCGCGGCCAACTCCTTCGCGTTCAACAGCGGTTCATTCATGCGATTCATCCGAGCTCGGGGTGATTTCCACGGCCCCCACGAGTCCAGCCATGTGCGCCACCATCGCCTGGTAGCACATGCAGACGAACAGGTCGTTGCGGCGCTTCGGCGGGCACTTCCAATGCGGCAGCATCGCGCCGTCGGGATTGGCTTTCATGATCCGTTCCTCTGCCTTCATGTGGTTGCGGAAATCCTCGCCGACGTCCTTTGGGATGATCGGCGGCCGGTCTGAGTTCTGGAGGTGGAACAGGATTTCGCGCACGCCGTGGGCGGAGTACCGGACGAACAGCGGCTCCTGCGGGTGGTTCGAGAACTGGCCGCCGGCGAGCTTGATCCGCGGGAACTGCGGACGCGCCATCGGCATCATTTCCCACAGTCCCTTCTCGTCGTTGTACGGCAGACGCTTCTTCTTTTGGGAGTTGAAGAACGTGGCCACCCGGTCGCCCTTCAATGCGTTGAACCCGTGCCGCGCGCAGAGCTTGTAAACCTCGATCGTGTCGTCGCCGGAGTCGACGTAGACGAGCCACGGGTTGACCGTGTGATCCTTCAGCGTGGCGAGCAGGTCGGAGTCGGTGAGGATCTTCCCTTCCCAGACGAGCTGGCTCTGTCCGGATCGGCTCCAATCGCAGATGACAGCCCAGTAGTGGGGCAGTTCCCCCTTCTCTGCCTCGCCCCGCTGCTTGTCGACGGTGGCGACGCGCATCAGCCGGTCGGGCATCCCCTCGCGAGACTTCACCACCTCGGGCGAGATGACGATCGGGCGAGACGAACCGCGGTGCTCGCTGTCGTCCCAGAACTTCGATTCGCGCTCCTGGAGATACCGCTTCCATGGCTCCGGATCACCCCCCCGCATCGCCCGAAGGGCAACGTGCTTCTCCTCGATGAGGCGCAGGAACGGGATGTAGTCAACGGCGACAGCCTCGTAGGTCCATGAGCGATTCGACAGGCGGGCCCCGGGGTTGCGCGGCTGGCTGTACCGGCTCGACAGGGACAGGGCCCGGCGCTCGCTCGGGGTGTCGCGGACGATGTACCCGCAGCACGGGAACTCATACCTGACGGTCGAAGCCAGCCGGTTGTAGTCATAGGTGCCATCATCGCGCTTGCACCCGTCGGAGTCGTACCGGAGCCCCCCGGGGGCGCCATCCTCGGCCCGCGTGAACATGGCGTGATAGACCCCGCAGGCTGGGCAGCGGGTCTCCCAGTGCTCCTGCGTGCCAGCAAGGAAGGCGCGGTGGAGTTGGTCGTCCTTCGTGCCGGCGTTGCTGATGTTCAGGGTGTAGGAGTTCCAGAACGCCGTTGTGCGGTTGTACGCTTTCCCAAGGCGCCCAGGCTCCCAGGCGTGCAACTCCTCGTTGATCTGGATCCGGATGGAGTCGGAGTCGAGGTTGTCGGCGGAGAACACGCCCTGAACCGTCAGGTTCATGTGAGGCATGACGAGCATGCCGCGCTTGGCCTTGTGCCGGTTGATCGGCCACCGGTTCTTCACCGGCGGGCAGGCGAGGAGGATTTTCTCGATCCGCTTGTCCCAGCGCTCGAGGGCCTTTTCGTCATCCTTCCAGTTGTATTGGGCGTCCCCGCTCGGGCTGGTCGCGATGAGGTAGCAGAGCGCGATCTCGCCAGCGACCGAGCCTCCGGACTGAACCGGCTTCACGAACGTCGCGACTCGAGTCAGACCGTCGCCTGCGGTCTCGATGACGTCCCGGGTCCACGGAGTGATCTCCGGGTCGAAGCCTTCGGACCTGGCGGAACCGACCAGGCGGACGTTCTCGCGGGCCCACTCACAGACGGACGTCACCGGCGCCGGCGGGATCCCAGAGCGGAAGCAGTCGGCCAGCCAGACGGGGGCTTTACTCATCGGCGTTCTCCTCCTTGATCTCCTCGATGCGGGCGAACTCGACGCGGAGGTCGGCCTTCAACTTCTCGATCGACGTCCGAACCCGGTCTCGGATGGCGAGTTCGTCCAGGCCCTTCAGCACCGGCGGCAGCTCGTTGACGAACCGCTTGTCGAGACCAGCGAACACGGCCGACACCCCGCACTGCACCGCGGACTTCACCAGGTCGCGGCCAATCGCCTCGCCCTTCTCGCGCTCGAGCTTCAACCGCTCGCGCTTCGCCTTCGCCTCGACGAGGGCGTCAGCCCAGTTGCCTACGGCTGCGTCGTCGCCCTGGGCGAACAGCCACGGGAGGAGTTCGCCGAGGTGGACGCGGGTTGCGCGAAACGCAGGGCAGCCCTTCTTCTTTGATCGCTTCAGGACCTGCAGTGGGATGCCTGTTGCGGACGCGCAGGCCTGCATGGATCCGTAAACAGGAAGGGTCTCGAGGTGTTCCCGTGGCCTCCCCTTCTCACGCTTCTCTTTCGGCTTCTCCGTGTTCTCTTCGATCAGCCGTTGTTCGGCTGCGGTGATGGATTTCCCGTCGCGGAGCTTCTTGAGGACGGCGCCGACCCGGGCCTTCCTGATCTGGTCGGCCTGCTCCGGGGAGATGATCGGAGTGGGCTTTTTCACTTGGCGCGCTTGGCTGCGATGGCGTCGAAGGTTTCGCCGGTGGACTCAAGCGTTGCCTGCTTCCCAGTGAACTTCTGCCATCGCTTTACCGCGACATCTACGTAGGCAGGAGAGAGCTCGCAAGCTCTCGCGAGCCTTCCAGTCATTTCGCAAGCAATGATGGTTGCGCCAGATCCAGAGAAAGGATCTACAACACATCCTCGCCCTGGCGGTGTCCAGTGCTCCAGATGCTCCGCGATCATGCTGGCCGGCTTCTGGTGGTCGTGCTCCGTGTCTTCCTCCTGCTCGATCACGGATGGCAGCGTCACCTTCTTGTCGTCCGGCAGTTTCTTGATGGTTCCACACTGCGCCACGAACGCGTGCGAGTGTCGCACCTGCACTGTGGCAGACCGGTGTTTGTGACGCTTCACAATGACACGCTCGAAGCGCCACAATTTATCCGGGATCATACGTATGTGCTTAGCCTGACCGAACACGATGCACGGGTCCATGATCCACTTGGACCATACGCTCTCCTTCAATTCATACGGCGGATCCACAACTGCGCAGTCAATGGCGGTTTCGCCAATCAGTGCGGACATGACCCGAGGATCGGACGAGTCCCCGCAGGTGATTCGGTGCGCCCCTAGAATCCACACGTCACCGAGAACCGAGACCGCGTCCGGTTCAGGTTCCGGCACGTCGTCCGGATCCGTCTGACCCTCGTTCGCCAGTGGCGCGAGCAGCGCGGCGATCTCTTCGTCCGTGAATCCGATTTGCCCAATGTAGAACCCGTCCGCCTGCAACCCGGCGATCTCCGCCCGCAGCATCTCCTCGTCCCATCCTGCGCTCAGTGCCATCCGGTTGTCCGCGATTACGTAGGCTCGAACCTGTGCAGGTGTCAGGTGTCCAAGGCGCAGGCACGGTACGGCCGGCATGGACAGCTTGCGGGCGGCCATAACTCTACCGTGCCCCGCAATGATGGTTCCCGACGCGTCAATGAGGACCGGGTTGGTGAATCCGAACTCTCGAATGCTGCCAGCGATCTGGGCGACCTGCTCTTCGGAGTGGGTTCGGCTGTTCTTCGCGTATGGAATCAGGTCTGAAACCGGAATCTGCTCCAACTGTTGGGATTGGATCTTTTTGCTCATTTTTGGTGCGTTTTTGGAAATCTGGATGTCATACGGACGTTCTGGGCTGCGCCGGAACCC